AATTTCTTAAAGAATTGAGAAATTTTGCTAAATCAAGAATGCTTAATTTTGATACAAGGGATATTACTAAAAGTAACCTTGAAAAACGAGACTATCAATATTTGAGTCAAACACGTCAAGATGGCGAGGAAAAAAGAATGAGTGAATCTAATATATACGGAACTACAAAAACTAGTTTTCAACCTATTGGAAATGCACGTTTAGTTATTAAACACTCTGCTCCAATAGATATGACTGTTGGTGCTAACAGATCTCGAAGAATAGAATCTTTATTCATTGAAAGTCCTAAAGGAGAAAGATTTAGATATCCTCTTAAACATCTTAACGGTGCAAGAGCAATGGCTCAACATATTTCCAGTGGTGGTGTTCCATATGATGATTTTGGAAAACACATAGCAGGATTAAGTGAAGAACTTTCAAAACTAAAACAATTTAAAACATATATTAATCGTTCAGCTGTAATGGCAGAAGGTCTTAAAAGTTATCTATCTATTGTAGATGAAAGAGTAGAAGAAATTAAAAAGACCTGCCAAAAATTACAAAAAAATTCATATTATTCAGAAGCAATTAAAGATCATAAAACAACAGAAGTTAAAGAAGTTCCTGAAGAAATTAAACAAAATTGGATAGATGAATTAACAATTAAAACTTTCAAAGAAGAATTACAAGACGTATTTCCTTACATTTATAATTTAGTTTCAGAAAAAACAACAGCAAAAGAAGTTACACCAGAAGACTTTGATGAAGCAGGAGGTTTCCAAGGAGAAACAGAACCTCATATGCTTCAGTATGATTTAGCAGGAGACTTTGATCAAGAAAAAGGTGTATCAGATCAAGACGCAGAAGAAATTAAAGCCAAATTAGCTGACGCTGGTATTACAGCAGAAGTTCATCCAGATGAAATGCGTCATCAAGGAATTCATATTCATACATTAGCATCTGCAGAAGAAGTAGAAAGAGTATTAGCTGGAATGATAGAGCATATTGCTGATATAGAAGACTTTGAACAAGCATTGGATACTATTGTAGGCGAAGCAGAAAATGGTTTATTTTCATCTGATCCTGAAGAAGCTAAACAATCTTTGACAAAATTAAATAATTTAATGGACAAACATTTCCCTGCAGGAGTAAATGGTGTTAATGGTTTAGAAAGTTTACAAGGTATTATCGACGATAAAGAATTAAACGATCAAATAGTGTCAATGGGTAAAGAAGATAGTGATACTTGTATAAGAGGTACAATAATGAATTATATTAAAAGCAAAAGACCAGATTTAGCTCAAAGTATTAATGTAGGCGATATGAGACCAGAAGGAGAAACATTAACTTGGGAAAATATTAAACCTTATGTATCTGTACAAAGAGACGCCGATAATAAAGTTCAATATCATGTATTAGACAAAGATGAAAAAGACATATTTGTAACACATGATTCTAAAGAAGCAACACAATTTTTAAGAAACAATTTTAATGACTTAAGAAAAGGTACAGCAAAACCAGAAATGCCAGCAGGTTGGGAAGATGATTCCGGTAATGTTTCTATAATGAAAGGACCAGATGGCAAAATTAGTTTAGAACCAAAAGCTAACCCAGGAAAAGAAGAAGAACCAAAACTTGATGATCCAAAAAATTTAGCTGAATTTATTAAAAGCCATTTTGATTATACAACTAACAATTTTCCAAAAGGTGAAACAGGTCTTTTAACAGCAGTTGAAAAAAGATTTGGTGAAAAACACATAAGAACTGCTGAAGCTATTATCCAAAAATTAATAACGGGCCAAGACAAGCAAATTAATAGAATAAAAAAATTGGCTGGCGTTTAATCCTATAATCTTATCCAAAAAAAATACTTGACTAAATATTAGAGTTAATATAGTATTGACATTATGTTCGTCTTATGCTACATTAACAATAAGGCACAATTAACAAAGGCTAAAAAGGAGGCTTATAATTATGGCAACATTAGCAGACATTCGTGCAAAACTTAAAGAACAAGAAGCACGACAAGGCGGCGGAAGCCGATCAGGCGGAGACAACGCCATTTTTCCATTTTGGAATCTGAAAGAAGGAGAGCAGGCAACTGTTCGTTTCTTGCCGGATGGAAATAAAGAAAACACTTTTTTCTGGAAGGAACGTTTAATGATTAAACTACCTTTCCAAGGTATTAAAAGTGATACAGACTCTAAACCGGTACAGGTACAAGTTCCATGTATGGAAATGTATGGAGAAACTTGTCCTATACTATCAGAGGTTAGAGGATGGTTTAAAGATCCCAAGTTAGAGGATATGGGAAGAAAATATTGGAAGAAAAGATCTTATATCTTTCAAGGTTTTGTTGGAACAAATCCTTTAAATGAGGAAACTACACCAGAAAATCCAATTAGAAGATTTATAATTGGACCACAAATTTTCCAAATTATCAAAGGTGCATTAATGGACCCAGACATGGAAGATTTGCCAACGGATTCAGTAAACGGTGTTGATTTTAGAATAATCAAAACTAGCAAAGGTGGCTATGCAGATTATTCAACTTCAACTTGGTCAAGAAAATCAAGACCACTTTCTGAAGAAGAAAATAAAGCAGTTGAACAACATAGTTTGTGGAACTTGAGCGACTTTCTTCCAAAGAAACCATCTGAAGTAGACGTTAAAGTAATCAAAGAAATGTTTGAAGCATCTGTGGATGGCGAAGCATATGACCGAGAAAAATATGGTCAATACTTTAGACCAGCAGGTATTGGTTCAAGAACAGGTGATCCAGTAGCAACGCCAAAAGCGACTACACCAGAACCTAACAATAATAAAAGTGCGGTTCAGGAAACACCTAAGTCTAATGCTGATACTAATAAACAGAATAGTAAGGCTGAAGACATTTTAGCGATGATTAGAGCAAGACAACAAAAGTAACTTAATTAATGTAGTGGGGGCTAGTTCCCCACTATAAAAAATATTATGAAAAGAGAAATTAAAAAAATAATAGACTGGATATTATATAAACAAATTCCTGCCTGGATATTGTTAGTAGTAATAATTATCTGGATCTTAATATAGGATAAACAATGGCAAATAAGGCATTCGACGCATCAAAATTCAGAAAAAATTTAACAAAAAGTATACAAGGATTAGGTATAGGATTTACAGATCCAACAGATTGGATAAGCACAGGTAACTATGCATTAAATTATCTAATATCAGGAGATTTCAATAAAGGTGTTCCATTAGGAAAAGTTACAGTATTAGCAGGTGAACCACAAGCAGGTAAATCTTATATAGCATCAGGTAATATTGTTAAAGCGGCACAAGACCAAGGAATTTTTGTAATCTTAATAGATTCAGAAAATGCTTTAGATGAAAAATGGTTACAAGCACTTAACGTAGATACAGATGAGAAAAAACTTTTAAAATTAAGTTTATCTATGATAGATGATGTAGCAAAAACTATATCAACATTTATGAAAGATTACAAAGAACAATATGCAGATAATAAAATAGATGCACCAAAAATTTTATTTGTAGTTGATAGTTTAGGTATGTTATTAACACCTACTGACGTTGATCAATTTGAGAAAGGTGATATGAAAGGTGATTTAGGTAGAAAAGCAAAATCATTAACAGCACTTGTAAGAAATTGTGTTAATATGTTTGGTAGTTGGAATGTAGGACTTGTTGCAACTAATCATACATACGCATCACAAGATATGTTTGATCCTGATGATAAGATATCAGGTGGGCAAGGATTTGTGTATGCATCTAGTATTGTAATTGCAATGAAAAAATTAAAGTTAAAAGAAGATGAAGAAGGTAATAAAATAACAGAAGTACGTGGTATTAGAGCATCTTGTAAAGTAATGAAAACAAGATTTGCTAAACCATTTGAAGCAGTACAAGTTAAAATTCCATATGATACAGGAATGGATCCTAGCAGTGGATTAGTAGACTTATTTGAGAAAAAAGGTATTTTAGTCAAGTCAGGTAATAGATTAAAATATGTCGGACCTGACGGAAAAGAGCACCTAGAGTATAGAAAAGCATGGACCGGAGATAAATTAAAGATGTTAATGGATGATTTTGACAAGATGCAAGATAATCCAACAGCAAAAGAAATTGAAGAAGAAACGGAGTAAACTATGCTTGATTCTAACAAAGTAATAGAACTATGGCAGTTCTTTAAAGAATATCTAGATCAAAAACAAATAGAAGTAATTGCAGAAAAATATGTTGATTTATTAGCAGACTACGGAGTTCCAGACGAAGAATTACAAGATGCAATAGGTCATGACGATATTTTAGATGATGCAATAAATTATTATTTAGATGTAGACAATGAAGACAAACACGACGATGAATTAGAGGATTATTAATGTCAAATTGGTATACAATAATAGCAAGAGACATTGGAAAAATACCAGAAGTTATCAAACATTTTGAAACTGAATTACAAAGTGCAAGATATGAAATAAAAATTAAAGGTAATGTTGAAAAACAATCAGCAGATTTACCGGGTGTAGTTGAAAATAGATTTCATCAATTACAAGAATTAGAAGCAATATTAGAATACTTAAACATAGAATTAAGAAGATTAAGAAGTAAATTTTTCAAAAAATATCTAGAAAATTATCAAAGAGCATTGTCTAGTAGAGACGTAGAAAAATACGTAGATGGTGAACCAGACGTTGTAGATTACGAAAAAATTATTAATGAATTTGCGTTATTGCGTAATAAATGGTTAGCAGTGACCAAAGGATTAGACCAAAAGCAGTGGCAATTAACTAACATAGTTAAGTTAAGAGTTGCTGGTATGGAAGACGCAACCGTTTAACACCTCCCACCAAACTCCCCCCAAATAAATATTAAAAATAACCATGACTGATTTCAAATTACCAAAATTAGAAGGTGACGTTTGTTTAGGACAACACATAATATATTTTAGTTGTGATCCAAAATATTGGGAGAACCACGGAATATATTTGGTTAAAAGCACGGCACATTATAACCCCCATATATCTATTCACGTACATATTTTGTTTAATAATAAAGAAGTTACTATTAATAAATTTATAGGCAAAAACAATAATATAACTTATTCATATGAATTTGTTACTGATAAGTTTTTAAAGACTTTAAAATTATCTAGTAATGATTATTATAAAAAAAGAAGTCATACTTTACTCAATACAAATAGTGAAAAAATAATTAAACAAAAAATATATTTTGCTAGTGCAAGATTTATTAGAATGAAAGAACTTTTTAGTGATTATCAATATGTATTACAACTAGATGCTGACGGACTTTGTCGTAAAAAATTTACTATAGATGACTTTGAAAAAATTACAAATTCACCTTCAGCAATGAGAAAACCAAAAGATCCTAGTACATTAATTGCAAGTTGTATAACGCCTGGAACAGGAAAAGAAGGCTCTAAATTTAAAACTGATTTAACAGAACAAATGACTAAAACTTTTGCAGGAGAAATTTATTGGTTCATAGATCAAGTTGTATTAAAAAAAGTTTTTAGTAAATTTAAATTTGAATCTATTCCTTATCATTGGAATGCTTGGGGTTTTAAACCTGCAGATATATTCAGTACAGCAAAAGGTAAAAAGAAAAATAATTGGAGATACCTTGATGTAAGAGCAAATTGGTTAGATAAAAAAGCAAGAAAAGAATATATTTTAAATTGTACAGAAGATAGAAAGAGAAATTTACTTAACAAATGAAAATACAAGGTTACATAATTTATTTGCCTAATCATAAAAATAGTGTTGAATGGAGTAATGAAGCATTAAAATCTGGAGAAAAATATAATTGGAATTTACAATTATTTCCTGGCATAGATGGCAAAAAAGAAACTCTTAAATATTATGGTTTAACAATATATGAAAAAAATAAAAAATGCAAAAGATATATGTCTAGACCAGGCACAGCCGGTTGCTTTTTAAGTCAATTCCAATTATGGAACTATTGTTATCATACTAATAAAACTATAGCAATATTTGAACACGATGTAATTTTTAAAAAGCCTATGGAACAACAATATAAATTTAAAGATGTAATTAAATTAGAAGGATTTAATAAAGCAAAACCCGTCGCAGGACAATGGTGGGAAGGTGCAAGAGCATATCTAATTAAACCAAAAGGTGCTAAAAAAATAATAGACTGGGTTAAACTTAATGGTGCTATGCCGGCAGACTGGATGTTAAATGATGGTATAGTTAATGTTAAGTTTGATACAAATAAAGCAGTAACATATAAACAAAGAACATTTAGTTTTACAAAGGATTTAAAATGAAACGATTAATTTTTCAAGTTGCTGTAGGTAAACAAAATATATTATATGAAATTTGTATTAAAAGTGTAGCAAATTATTGTAAAAAATTTAATATAGATCATATTATATTAAGGGAACCTAAATTAAAAATTAGACCAGATTTAAATAGAACAGGACGCAGTAAAGAAGCAGTTGAAAGATTAGGATACCTTCCTATATTTGAAAAAGAAAATGCATTTGAATATTTAAAACCTTATGATCAAGTATGCATTGTGGATAGTGACATATACATTAAAGATACTGCACCTAATGTATTTGACGAACTACCGCAACAATATGATTTTGGTGGTTGTGTTGAAAGAGAAATGCCTTTAACAAAAAAATATTTTAACAAAATAAGAAAATATTCTAAAAATGCTTTTCAAAATTTAAAAGACGTTGACTGGAAATGGAACCATTTAGGTGCAGAATTTTACAACATGGGCCTTATGGTTATGAATAAATCTTTTGCAAAATATCTAAAAGGTCAAAAACCTAAAGAATTTATTTCAAGACCTGAATTTAAGGATTTTGTTGATGGTGTTGGATTTTTCAAATGGAGTACAGATCAGATGTTATTAAACTGGTGGGTCAAAAAAGAAAAAATGAAAGTTAAAAATATGGACTGGCGTTGGAATTCACTATACACCGCAGTTGAAAAACACAAACAAAAGGAAAGTTACTTTGTTCACTTCTTTTTACGTGATAAATTGCCACAACGCGGTGAAAATGTCCAAGAAATACTTAAGAAAATATGATCCATATTGCAATACGTTCTCTCAGTATAAAGAAAAAGAATAGAAGATACACAACACCTGGACTAGGTGATAGAATCCATACATTGATGATTGGATATCTCTTTTCGCAGGCAAAAAATGATGAAGTCACTGTACATTTAACAAGTGATAAAGGTATAGAAAGAAAATTAAAAAGTTATCAGCAACTGCTAGAATTATTTCCAAGCAACACAGTTCATATAAATGTGCATGACATTCAAGGATTATCAGAAGCAAAATGGATTGAGTAC